CGACCGACCCTGAACAAATAGCCATTTGGTGGGCGCAAAACCCCGAATTTAATATCGGCATTGCAGCTGGCGCAAAATCGGGCATCGTTGTCTTTGACGTTGACCCCCGCAATGGCGGCGAGGAATCATGGTCAAAATGGGTTGAGGCCAATGGCGATGTCCCTGATGGCCCGATGCAATTGACCGCCGGTGGTGGCCAACATCACATTGCCACTTATGACCCTGAAATCAGGTCGTGCAAACTGACTGATGGCGTTGACCTGTTATCTGACGGTCGCTACTTCGTTGCGTTTCCTTCGACCATTGAGTCGCGAAAATACGATTGGGAAGCGTCTAGCGATCCGTTCGATGGCATCGCACCGTTTACCATCTCGCAGACTTGGCTCAATGCTTATCGAGCGATTCGCAAACCCGCCGAGCGCAACCCAACACAAACTAGTGGTTTAATTCAAGGCAGCCGCAATAATGGCTTGACCGCCCTCGGTGGTGCGATGCGTCGCTATGGCATGACCGAAGCCGAAATTATGGCAGCTCTCTCTATTGCCAATGAGACTCGGTGCGAAATACCGCTGCCTAGCTCCGAACTATCGCAAATTGTTCGCTCTGTTTGCCGGTACGATCCTGAGAGCGATTTGGCCGCTGACATTGGTTTAGGCTCGGACGCTGCTGAAGCAATCCTGGACGCCGCCAAAGCAGAGGCGCAGGAATATTATTTCACTCGCGCAAGCTCCTACCTTGGCCAACCTGCACCCCTTCGGTGGATCATCAAAGGATGGTTGCCTGACAGCTCAGTCAATATGGTGTACGGCGAATCAGGCGCTGGTAAAACCTTCTTAACTCTTGATATGGCGTGTCATATCGCTAGTGGCAAGGATTGGCATGGCCACAAAACAAAGCCTGGCATGGTTGTTTACATGGCCGGTGAAGGTAATTACGGCCTGAGACAGCGCGTTACCGCATGGTGCAAGCAATACGGCATTGAGACATTGGACAACCTGCTAATCTCAAATAAAGCCGTGGATATTGACAGCCCAGCCGTCGCAGCGCAGATTATTAATGCCATCCGAGAAATTACGCAGGATGACGTTGCTGCCATTTTTATTGATACGGTCAATAACCATATGTCAGGCGACGAGAACAGCGCCAAAGACACAAGGAATATGCTAAACGCTTGCCAAATCGTCTCAAGGGCATTGAATTCCAGCATTTGCTTAAATCACCATACTGGCCATTCGATAGATTCCAAGAATCGGGCGCGTGGCTCATCTGCATGGAAAGCCAGCCTAGACTCGAGCATTTTGGTGGCCAAGGTAGAGAATTCGATTGAAGTGTCGTGTACCAAGATGAAGGATGCCGAGCCGCCGAATCCGTTCTTTGGCAAGCTATCGAGCATTGATCTAGGTTGGGTTGACGAAGACAATCAGCCTATTACCGGCGCGGTATTCATCTTGGAAGACAATCCACCGACCAAGAAGGATAAAAAAGAACCGACTATTAATCGGCATATCAAGATGTTTGAAAATGCTTGGTGGAACAGCGGAGCCGAGATACGAAACAATGTTCCGTATGTTTCTCGCAGCGGGTTTTTGAGCTATTTGGTGAGCAAGGTTGGCGTGTCGGAAGCGTCCTCAAAGGTATATGTCAGGGAAAGTGCGACCGGCAGACCGATAGCTGATTTGTTATTAGCTGAGATGATTACAGCGTCTGAGCATGGTTGGATAGTGACGAATAATGTCCTTGCTAGTAGTTTGTTGGTGAGGAAAAATGATTCATGATTGATAATTATTTATGTTATCAAACTTACACCGAACAAACGAACAAAACAGAACAATTGATGTTTTTGTTCTGTTCGACAAAGACAGATGAAGCGAACAGAACAGAACACAACCCTTTAGGGTTGTTCTGTTTGTTCGTTCTGATGTGCGTTGTTTTGCACCAAAATTGGGAAAAGTAATGAAAAAATGTAAACATTGTGATTCTGAGAATATTAGGGTGGGTAAAACGGTAATTGCGTCCGGTGCGACTGTTTATCCGTGGTATTGCTCGGACTGTAATTTTGTTTATCCGGTGTACGTGAAAAAGGAAGTGGCGAACGAACTGGAACGAACAACAGGCGAACTTGTTCGGGTAAAGACGCGAACGCAAGAGTATTACGAAAAACAGAATATTGTTATTGAGTGCGAAGTTTGCGGAACAAGTGGAGCTGAGTTGCATCATTGGGCGCCAAGGTATTTGTTTGAGGATGCAGAGGATTGGCCTAAAAGTTATTTGTGTGTGCCGTGCCATAAGCGTTGGCACAATGTAGTTACTCCAAATATGTCAATGAGGAAGTAATGCCAGCCGGAAGACCATCAAGCACTCAAAGCAAATGGTTTAACCGCCGATTGGCCGATACGGATAAGCAAATACTGGCCGCTGCGGGTAATGGTGATATGTCGCTTGGTTTTAAAAACTTGTTAGAAATATATCAAGTGCTTTGGAATCGAGGATATAGGCCTACAACCGATTTTGAAGATTTCTTATGTCAGCATATTGGCGATGAATAAAGACTCAATACAGAGTGATCTAATGCGTTTTAGAGGGTGTTTGAAGCGTGATTGTTTAATATTTTGATTCTGGTGTGGGAAACGAACAAAACAATGGCGAACAAAACAAAATTATTTGGTGTTCGCAAGTACCCCCCGAATGCTCCCCCCGCCTCTTTCATTTATTTTTTTGATCCCCCCCCTCTTTTTTCTTGCCAATTTTCTAACAACAGATGCCGGAATGATAACGAAACGCACACCCCGCTATAGGTTTTCGCTAACGTAATGTTTGAATGTCGCGTAACCAGCGTTATGTAAAATGCGACTGATAGGTTTTTTCTATAAGTGAGTGCTTACTAACTTTTTTTGACAACTTTTTGATAGGGGGGGGAGGGTGGGGCTGAGAGAAAATTTTTGTTGAACCCTCCTCCCCTCAGAAAAAATGAAACTAGGAAAATTATGACAACCACAACACCAGCAAAAAAAAGAGGACGTCCAGAGAAGCTAACGATTCAAAAGTTCGCTGCCAATCCTCCGGCCACCTTACCCAAGACTGACAACCAACGGATCAAGGAGTTAAAAGAGATCATTATTCGATCGTCTGGCAAGGACGTGGTCGAGAAGGTTGTGCAGATAGCGTTGACGGATGGCCACCCAGGCCAGATGGCGGCGATTAAGATGTGCATGGATCGAGCTTTGCCGATTAGTCTGTTTGAGAAAGGCTCTAGCCAACGCAACGCTGTTACGATTAACATAACTGGGTTGGGTGGGGAGCCAATCACCATTGGCCAGAACCAAGAGCCGGATATCATTGACATGGAGGAAAACAATGGATGATTATTTAAATAGCCTCGGCCTCTCGCCGCAGGAATTAAACAAAGTGATGTACCACCGCTCAAACATGGCCAAGCCTGGGTTTGACGCCGAAGGCAATCCGATCACCATCTACGCCACCGGCATTCAGATACCGTCTGGCAAGTACAAGGGGCAGTTCGTATCGATCCCAGGCTTTGTCGGCGGTAAGGTGATTGAAGACGAAGGCGCTTTGTGGAAAACATGGAAGAAGGATATCGAAGCCGGTAAGTGGCCGATCTATCCGACTAGCAAAGCCTTGAATGAGCGCGACGCATGGTTGCATCAGGTAATGGAAAGAGATATGGCGTTAGAGCGATCCAAGCAAACGCCAGCGACACCAGTGTTCTACAAAGACCCATTCGGAGCGCCGGATTAATGGCCGACCTTAATTTCCAACTCCTGCCGTGGCAGCAAGAAGTTTTTACCGACACCTCGCGCTTCAAAGTGGTGGCGGCTGGTCGCCGTTGCGGTAAGTCTAGGTTAGCGGCTACTACGTTGTTGATCGAGGGTTTACGTTGCCCCGCTGGCTCGGCGGTGCTATATGTGGCTCCGACCAATGGTCAGGCTAGACAGATTATCTGGAACGTGTTGCTAGACTTGGGGCGTGAAGTCATTGCCAATAGTCATATTAACAACCAAGACATTACGTTGATTAATGGCGCGGCCATTTATGTTCGCGGTGCCGACCGGCCAGATACGTTGCGTGGTGTGTCCTTGACCTACGCCGTGCTGGATGAGGTGGCTGACATTAAGCCGGAAACGTGGGAGCAGGTTATACGTGCGTCGTTGTCCGACAAGAAGGGTCGCGCCATGTTCATCGGTACGCCCAAAGGGCGCAATTGGTTCTATGACTTGTACAACTTAGGTGACGTTGATAAAGACGATAAGAACTACGACCCCGATTGGAAGAGCTGGCACTTCACCACCAAAGACAACCCATTGATTGACCCTATTGAGATCGAGTCGGCCAAGAAGACGTTATCCAGCTTTGCCTTTAAGCAGGAATACATGGCCAGTTTCAGTAACGCTGGCTCGGACATATTCAAAGAGGATTGGATCAAGTACGGTGAAGAGCCGTCAAATGGCAGCTACTTCATAGCGGTTGATTTGGCGGGTTTTGAAGAAGTGGCCAAGCAAGCGGCCAATTCTAAAAAAAGGTTAGACGAGACAGCCATAGCGATTGTCAAAGTGACGGACGATGGTAAATGGTGGATCAAGAAGATAGAACATGGCCGCTGGGATATCCGCGAGACGGCGGCCAAGATACTGATGGCCATGCGCGACTACCGCCCAACATCCATCGGAATTGAGCGTGGAGCATTAAAAAATGCTGTTTTGCCGTATTTGAGTGACTTAATGCGCAAGAATAATGTATATTCGCACATAGTTGACCTAACGCACGGCAACCGGAAAAAGACTGACCGAATAATTTGGAGTCTCCAAGGGCGTTTTGAGCATGGAAGAATAGTGCTTAATGCTGACGAGGATTGGGATATATTTTTAGATCAGCTGTTGCTATTCCCCGCGCAGGGGGTACATGACGACTTGCCTGACGCCCTATCCTATATAGACCAATTGGCCGTTACTTCTTACTTTCAGGATAGCGAAGAAGACGATTGGGAACCGGTGGACATTATTTCGGGTGTGTAAATGGAACAGAACGATTTTGACGAGCCTAGCGAAAACGACAAAGAACTAGTCAGCTTTGTGTCAGATCACTGCGATAGGTGGAGAACTTATCGCGATATTAACTTCTTACCGCAATGGGAAGAATACGAGCGCATCTTCCGTGGCCAGTGGGCAACGGAAGACAAAACCCGCGAATCAGAACGCTCCCGCATAGTTACCCCAGCCACGCAACAAGCCGTTGAAACGCGCCATGCAGAAATCATGGAAGCGATCTTTGGCTCTGGCGAATTCTTTGACATCAAAGACGACATCAAGGATGTGGACGGTAACCCCTTAGATATTGAGATGCTAAAACTCCAGATGATGGAGGATTTCAAGCGCGATAAGCTGCGCAAACATGTCGATCAGGTGGTGTTATTAGCTGAAATCTACGGCACAGGCATCGCTGAGATTACGACATCAATGGAGAAGGAGCTAGTTCCTTCGACCATGCCCATACCTGGTCAGGCCCAAGCGGCTATTGGAACGACTGAGCGCCAGCGCGTATCGGTCAAGCCCATGCCGATCAACCCTAAGAATTTCTTGTGGGACCCAAACGGCACAACCGTTGACGATTGCATGGGCGTGGCCATTGAGAAGTACGTATCCATACACAAGATCGTTCGTGGCATAGAAAAAGGCATCTATCGCAAGGTCAATATCACACCGACCTACGAAGATACGGATTTGGAGCCGACGCAAGAGGTGAGTCAATACCAAGATGAGAAGGTATTGCTCTTGACCTATTACGGTCTGGTTCCACGCGAGTATTTGAAAAAAGCGGAAGACGAGGACATCGTTGAGCTGTTCCCCGAAGAATCAGCCGCCGAAGATTATCAGGACATGGTTGAGGCGATAGTCGTTATCGCTAACGACGGCATGTTATTGAAGGCTGAAGAGAGCCCGTACATGATGAAGGATAGGCCCGTACTGACCTATCAAGCCGATACGGTTCCGAACAGATTGCCAGGCCGTGGAACGATAGAAAAAGCCTACAACATGCAAAAATCCATTGATGCGCAGGTAAGAACGCACTTGGATTCTTTGGCGTTGACAGCGTCGCCCATGATGGCGGTTGACGCAACGCGACTACCACGGGGAGCCAAGCTGACAGTCCAGCCTGGCAAGGCGATTTACACCAACGGCAACCCGAATGAGATTCTCTATCCGTTCAAGTTTGGTCAGACCGACGGTAGCAACATCACTACAGCCGAGAAATTTCAACAAATGCTCTTGCAAGCGACCGGTACGTTAGATTCTAACGGCATGGTGTCAGCCGTTGGGCGCGACGCGGCTGGAACAGGTATGTCGATGGCTGTTGCATCCATCATTAAGAAGTACAAACGCACATTGGTGAACTTTCAAGAGGATTTCTTGATTCCGTTCATCAATAAAGCCGCGTATCGCTTCATGCAGTTCGATCCAGAGCGCTATCCGTCGGTTGATATGGTCTTCATTCCAACGGCAACGCTGGGAATCATTGCGCGAGAGTACGAGCAATCGCAGTTTATTAGCCTATTGCAGACCCTTGGCCCTGATACACCGGTGCTTCCGATCATATTGAAGGGCATTGTGGCCAATAGTTCGCTCTCAAACCGCATGGAACTGATGCAGCGCTTGGATGCAATGGGTCAGGTTGATCCAGAAGCCCAGCAGAAGCAGCAGATTCAGGAGCAGTTGGCCATGCAAGCAGCGCAAGCGCAGATTGCCGTCAATACGACGCAAGCTGAACAGAATCGCGCTGAAGCAACCAAGACCATCATTGAAACCAAGCTAAAACCGCTGGAAGTTCAGGCCAAGATTCAGCAAGGATTGACAGCCAATCTGCCAAATCAAGCGGATTTAGCCTCCAGAGAGTTTGATAAGCGCGTCAAAGTAGCTGAGTTGATGCTGAAAGAAGCAGACATCAAGAACAAATCCAAGATTGTTGAGCTACAGATGAGCAAAGCCAAGGATAATGTCGTTGATGCTGAAAATGACTTCCTTGATGAACTGCAAAAGGGAATGCAATAATGGATATCGACAAGCTATTTAACGTAGATCAAGTGCCAGACAGTCTGTTTGATTCGGTCAACAACACTGTCTCAGAAGCACGGGCGCTACAAAAGAAAAAAGCCGCTGAGAACGCGCAAGCCGTCATTTCATCGCTGCAAAAGATGAAGGGCGACTTAGAAGGTAAGTATGACGACCTCTACGGAATGCTTGAGCGCCGTATTTCCAGCATTCAGGACGGTCGTGATGGTATTGATGGTCGTGATGGTCGCAATGGCCGTGATGGTAAGGACGGTAAAGACGGCGCAGCCGGACGCGATGGCCGCGATGGCGTCGATGGCATCAACGGCATGGATGGTTCGGATGGTATATCCATCGCTGATATACGTCTGGACTTCGATAACAGCTTAGTTATCACGTTATCGAATGGCCGCGAAATCAATGCCGGTGAAATCCTGCCGCCAGACATTACCGACCGGCTAAAAATTATCGTTAATCAGGGAGCATCCGGTGGCGGTGGGGGTGGCGCGAGCTTGCCTGACCAAACAGGCAATGCAGGTAAGTTCTTAACGACCGACGGATCAGCGGCATCATGGGGGACACCCGCCGGATCGGGCGATGTGGTCGGCCCAGCATCAGCGACAGACAATGCTGTTGCACGGTTTGATGCAACGACCGGCAAACTGATACAAAACTCGGCTGTCACTATTAGCGACACGGGTGATATGGCTGGTGTGGCGTCCTTGGGTGTGGCCAACTACATTGATTTTGATACCACACCTATTGTAACGAGCGCCGTTGGCCGGTTATATTGGGATGAGGCGCAATTTTCGTTAGCTGTTGGCTTAACAGCCAATGTTTCCTCAGATATTGGTCAATCGCTCTACGCTCGCGTGACAAACGCTGAAGCCACAACGATTACTAAGGGCCAGGTGGTCTATGCCTTTGGTGCTACAGGCAACCGCATGTCGGTTAAGTTGGCATCCAATGCAGCCGACGCTACATCAGCTAAAACCATTGGCGTAGCGGCTGAGAACATCACCGCTGGCGGTACAGGCATGATTATCTGCCAAGGCCAACTGTCTGGTTTAAATCTAGGCGCGTTTACTGATGGCGATTCGATTTATCTAGGCTCAACAGCCGGTTCGATTACAGCCACCAAGCCGTATGCACCAAACCATTTGGTTTATGTTGGAACGGTTGAGCGCGCTAATGCTGGCAACGGCATTTTGTATGTGCGTATCCAGAACGGCTACGAGATGGACGAGCTGCACAATGTGTCGGCTCAGAATGCACAAAATGGTCAAGTGTTGATCTACAACCAGACGACCAGTTTGTGGGAAAAAGCCTATCTTACGGCTGGAACGAATGTCACGATTACAAATGCCGCTGGCGCAATTACAATTGCGGCGTCTGGCGGTGGCGGCTCTGGCGACGGCGGAGCGTATGCCTGGTTCTTATCTTGAGAGGTAAAAAATGAAGACTTTAGTTTTAGACGGAACCGCTATCAGTATTCAGGTAGCCATGTCTGGCGCAGCCGCCACAACCAACCCGACATTCGTTGCCACCTATGCTGATAATGCAGGGTCAGGCATTACTGAGGGCGCAACTGATGGGGTACTAAACGGTTCAACCGATGTCACGGTAGTTCCTGCGCCAACGGGAACCAATCGCCGCGTAATTAAAGACATCACTATTTATAACGGCGACACCGCAGCCGTTACTTTATTCGTTAAATACGATAACAATGCCACCCAGCGCACGATAGCTAAAGCCACATTGGCTGTTGGCGATACATGGACAACAGACGGCGTGTTTGATTCCAACGGTAACTTAAAAACAGTTATCGGCGCAGTTAGTTTAAATACTCAAGTTACTGGCACTTTAGCTGTAGCCAACGGTGGCTCTGGCGCCACCACATTGACCGGCGTGTTGAAAGGCAATGGAACGAGCGCATTTACTGCGGCAACAGCGGGAACCGATTATCTAGCGCCACCAAGTGGCACAGCGATTCTTAAAGCTAACTCAGGTGGTGCTTTAGCTAATGCTACTGCTGGCACAGACTACGTTGCGCCTGGTGGCGCATTAGGTACTCCAAGCAGCGGAACATTGTCTTCCTGTACGGTTGATGGAACTGATTCAGTTGGATTTCGTAATGTTCCAGTAAATAGCCAGAGCGCAGCTTATACGGCTGTCTTAACTGATAGCGGTAAACTTATTCTGCACCCAAGCACAGACGCTAATGCTAGAACATTTACTATTCCTGCGAATGGTTCTGTAGCTTATCCTGTAGGAACTGTATTGACGTTTGTGAACATGACTTCACAGGTGGTGACCATTGCAATTACTACTGACACAATGTATCTAGCTGGCCCCGGCACTACTGGTAGCAGATCATTAGCGCAATACGGCATGGCATCAGCAGTTAAGATAACTTCTACAACGTGGATCATTTCAGGATCGGGGTTGACCTAATGAGTGGCGTTCTTAATTTATTGTTGGC